CGATGTGAAATTTAAAATATTCCATGTTTTTTCCTTTATGTCTTAATTATATAGTTTACTACAGAGGTTGGAACCGTAACTGTGTGGGTGTGTGCTGCCTGCGAAACACTTGTTACATAATCAATCTGACTTGTATCTTTTGATCCAGACGGTAGAGTATCATCGACAGTATCAGTACCAACAGTTAAACCACCGGAACCGCTTGAAGATGTAGTAACTACTGAAGAAGCAGCCATAGATCCTGTTTGAGTACCTAAAGTACTGTTATTAGTTCCTTTTCCTAAAGGCAGCCTATCTCGTAAGTCTGGAACATTAAAGGTTGTAGAGCCATTACCTACTCCATAAGCTGTTCCAGCAACAGCAAATAAAGCTGCATAAGTGGTTCTTGAAATAGCTGATCCATCACACAGTACCCAACCAGTAGGAGCTGATGACCCGCTCCAAGCAATTATAGAACCGGCAGGAACTACAGGAACTGGTTTTGTTCCTGCACCCTGAATAGCTGATTGAAGAGCCAAGTTAGAAGTTACTGGCAAATAACTAGAAGCCTGATTTATGACAGTTAAACCAGAGTCTATACCTATACCCTTAGAAGAATAAACAATTGCAGCATTAGAAGTTGTGTTTTGGGTAGCAAAAGCAATAGAGGTATTTGTAGCAGGAGCAGAGGCAGAAAGCTTAAGAGTCGCATCCTTTCCTACATAACCTGTATTTGAGCTTGTAGTAAAATCAATTTTTGATAGTAGAACATTACCAGCTTTAATTCTATCAGCTGTAATAGAATTAGTAGCAAGCATGGTATTAGTAACTGAACCATTTGTCGGTGGAATACCAACATCAATAAAGTCAGCCATTGTACCATTGTTAGCTACATTTAGATAAAGTCTTGCGTTAGAAGCTAAGCCACCTGAAGCAGATACTGTAGCTACAAGTTCGCCTATCTCATAAGTCCCTACATTTGCAGTAAGAGCCGCAATACCGTTTTCAACTCTGTTACCAATACCTACACGAGTAAAGTTACCGCCTACAGGAGAAGACTTAACATGAACTGAATCTGAAATATAAAGAGCGTTAGTAGTAGCGCTTCTATAAAGCATTCCATCTTGTTCACCCTCATTTGCTCCGGCTATAACAATATTAGTAGGTCCCGGAATAGCAGTAGATTTAAAATTAGTGAGTAGCGAACGAAGAGATGTATTGAAGTTATTTCTGGAATTATTTAGAGAGGTTCCAGCGGTTGGTTCAACATAAGTATTTGAATCTACGGTTGCCATTTAAATTATACTCCTATTGCCGTTACTTGAACCTGAATGCTTTGATCGATTGGTGCTAATGCGTTATTCTCTACATCATATAGCCTAAAAGAAACACTTGAGTTACTCCCAGTAGTAACCACTGCTGTCTGTGCAGTAGCCGTATCAATTGCTTGTATAGTAATGACAGGTCTATTGATAAAGTTACTAGAAGAATAATCAACTGTTTTAGGGTTTCCATCGTAAGTAACTGTTTCTTCAAAGATAGATTGTTCTTTTTCTATAGTATATCTAAACTTATCGATTGTAAAGTCAAATTCATCTGGCTTTGAGTTGTTAACAATAAATTTTATTTGGAAGTGTCTAAAGGTACGCGATCCTGCCTCATAAGGGATAAAACCATCATTCACGGATGAACCAGTGAAGGCAGAAACATTCACATTTCCGTTAGCATAAAATAAGCTAGCTGCATCTTCAGATGAAGTCCTAATAAAAGTTTGTGTTGTAAGTGCCCCAATAGCTCCTACAAATGTCGACGTACCACCTGGATCACCCCACTGATTTAGATCAACTAAATAGTAGGAAGTACCAGCTATTGCCGCATTAGCAAGTGCATTTGACCCTGTTGATTCACCATTAGCAAAAAAGGTCTCTCCTAGAACAATTGCATTTGCGTTGAGGGTACCAGCTATGTAAGCAAACACATTTGCATTAGATTCATCGTTAGTAAAGTTACCATGTAGGTGAATACCGTAAACATTACCAAATGTCCCTCCACTCATTATTGTTTCGTTATTTGCGTCATACCTAAAATTAAGTGGTTGTGTATTTGCAAACCCAATTATATGTCCGATACCCCCAAAACTTGAATCAACTAAAACAGTGCTATTAGGTGCAGTTTCTGTAACACTTTCGATAATGTGCTCATGTTGATCATTCCAAGAAGTTTCAATACCTTGAGTTCCATCTATTTCAATATTAACTGAGCCTGTTAGTATAGTACCAAAGTCTCTGACTTGTGTTATGTAGGTCGCGTCTCCATCTGCCAATAGATCAGTTGCTGATCCTGCAACTGCTGAAAATCCACTAGAAGTTCCGTTGGCATTATCTACTGTAGATGTGTAAGCATAAGCAAGGCCTCCAGTATTAGAGTTTGCAAAGGATGGAAAGAAATATTCAGTAGAATTTGTGTTAGTAATATCAGTAAAGTCCGTTGTAGGACTATCTTCATTGTAAGCTGCTACAACAGTAGATCTTTTAGGTCTTGAGGTGGTTAGTGTAATAGCTACTACATCATCACTAAAGTTTCCACTAGTATCACGAGTTCTCGCAAAGTAGGTATATTCACCAAAAATGTCAATAGGAACTGATTTTCTATTCACACCAGCAGCTACGCTTACATAAGGAACAGCAGAAACAAAGTTTGTAACTGTTGCATCATGAGAACCCGCCAAACGTCTGATTACAACTTCTTTTAAATCTAGATCAGTAAGTTCGTCATTTGTTCTAGAGTATTCCCAGAATAAAGTAATCTGGTCAGTTTGTTGACCGCCTGTAAAATTAAAAATATTAGCAGGTTTTGCATTTTTTCCTACTATAGATTTAGTAATAGTAGTGGTAGAACCTCTTATATTTTTATTCAAGGGAGTGATCCTAAACGTGATAGTATTGGATTCTGCTTGAGCGCCTCGATTTATTCCACTTACGGTAAATCTTATTTTACCATCATCTTCAACACCGGCTGCAGATATCTTTGCGGTATTAAAGGAAAGTAGATCTGTACCACCGTCGTTAGTACCAACCGCATCAATGTTATCAAGTTTATATGATATTTCATAATCTGTCACTTCTTGTCCTTCTATGTGATCAAAAGCAACAGTAGCTCTAACAGCTACTCCGGAACTTTGTTCTCTATACAAGGATTCAGTTATTTCTAAACCAGTTACTTTTCTTATAGGCAATCTTGCAATATTAACATTTTTCTCAACAAAAGGACTAGTTCTTCTCTGATTATTAATATTACGAGCTCTTACAGAAATCAGACCCTCTCCTACGTCTGGTATGGTGAAGTCATCTGTCAAAAATACTCTGTCATAATCTGAACTTATCAACAAGTCATAAACACCGTTATTAGCTAATCTAAAGTTTCCGGGATAAGTAGCTTCATCATAATCTAGTGTACAAGTATTTGCAGATACGTTGTTTATGATACCCACTGGATTAGGAGAAATGTTAACTAATGCAACAGAGGTTAAGTTATTTGTGGGAGTGGATGCAAGTTCTATTCTATATATAGAATTAGCTGTTAAAGCTGCATTATAAGTAGGAGAGGCAGGATCATAACTAGTGTTTGCGACAGGAAACACTACTCCAGGCTGTGTTTGGACATTATCACCCATCTCAATTGCAGGAACAGTATAGTGATCTATTTCAATTACATAAGAACTATCTCCAGATTGTATTGAGTACTGAACATTATCACGAAGAGTAGAATTTTTATTAAGAGTGAATTGACCAGATGATTTTTCTACTCCGTCAATATATAGTCTGATAAAATTCTGATCTCTAACTCGCACAGGTAGATCAATATTTTCAATAGAACCTGCTGTGCCTACAAACGTGTTTTGAAATCTAATTTCTTTTTGTGTGCCGCTAACGTAAAAAGAGTTGTTAGCATAGAATCTAGAGTCTAAAAGCTGTGTTATGTTCACATAAAAAGGTGCAGGAGGGAGCAAATCAATCATATAGGTAGAACCAGTTAACACATTTTCAATATCTAAAGTATCTGATGTTTTATCAAAAGTAACAATATTAGCAGATACTGCGACTAGATCACTTGCAAACCCGACAAAATTCTTCTCACTGGTTACAGATATTTTTTCTTTTAACGGAACAGTAATATGATCAGTTCCTTTAAGATTTAAAAAAGCTCCATCATTAACTTCTAGAACATGTTTATTGAAGTTTACATCATGAGCTACATTTAATCCTTCAATAGTAAGTCTAACATTACTAGTACCATCTCCATTATCAACACTAACAAACCCATTACATAATAGTTTGATGTCTCCAGCAAAACTTTGAAAACCGTTTTTACCTG